AAAAATGTTTGGGAAGAAAAGTCTAAAGGAAAAAAAAATGACAGATAATGTAAACCACCCCCCACACTACAAAAAAGGCTCTATTGAGTGTATAGATGCAATAGAATCAGCTTTAACTTATGAACAATTCTTTGGCTATTGTAAGGCCGCAGCACTAAAATATATTTGGCGTTGTGATCACAAAGAATCAAATGTAGAAGATTTAGATAAGGCCATTTGGTACCTTACCAGGGCAAGAAACAAGCTGGAGGACAGATAGAAAATGGATACAGTTTTTTTTACAGTAGTAGCTTTATGTTTAATACTAGTATTTATATTATTACAGGAACGAAAATGAACATAGATAAAAAAATACAAGAGTTAGAAAAACAAATTAAATATATAGAATTTGTTTTGAAAGAAAAACAAGACGAACTGTTCTGTTTAAAAGCAGAAAAAAAGGGGCATAAAGCCCCTTAGTTTTATCCCAGATTAGGTGGTACTACCTCGGGGGGTGGTGACATACCGCCATCATCAGCAGGTAAATATTTTAACACTTTATTCTTACTGCCTGTCCTTTGAGTACCCTCGCTATCAGTCCAGTTATTTTCAACTTCTTTCAAAGTAAGTGTTAAACTTTTTCCTACATAATCTTGAGCAGAGCTTGGTGGTTCTTTCATAAAACCAACTGCTTTACTAAGTCTAGTAAATATATCAGTTGATATTTGTTTTATATCCTCTCTAGGATCCCACAAGTTATACCACTCGTTATGGTCTCTATAGTTACCGCCAGCTATTTGAAAAGTCATCTTCAAAGTCCAATTACCTTGTTGAGACTTATATTTTTCGGCAGCAACTACTTTTGCTTGATGATCTCCTGATGGAGCCACTCCTGGCCCCACAGGTCTGTCATCTGTTTCTACGTACACTACGTCATCAAAATCAGACATTTGCAATCTCCTTAACATTATCTGTATTTTTAGCTACGGCACTAAAGCCTAGCTTTTCTATTAATTTAGTAAGATCAGGAACTTCAAAAGCCTCTAATTTACCACTCCTATCCTTAGCAACGTAGCCTTGACCAACTCTGGTTTGTAACCATCTGGCTTGAACTGCGTTACCCTCTGCGTCTGTATCATCAATAACTCTAAGAGCTAAGACTTCATCAAAGAAATAAGTAATAGACTGACCTAACTTTGTGCCAACCATTTTAGGTTCGTGCATAAAGATACCGTCACTATTTACTTTTTCTTCTTTACAAATAAACATGACATGCATTTGTAAATCACGAAATGCTCGCATGACATTTGTTACAGACTCTTGAACTTCCCCGTAAGCTTTACGTGGATCTTTGTGTCGTGCTTTTTCTTGTTGCAATAACAGTTCGCTGATTTCTGAAATAGAATCAAGGCAAACCGTATCGTAAGTCAACTGTCCAGAATTAAGCATTTCATAAAGTTGCATTAACTCTGATGCTTCTTTTACTTCTATTGCGTCTACATTAGTTGCATCTTTAATAGATAATAATCCAGCCTCAGCACTTATTACTAACACCTTTCCAGGTGCGGTTTTAGCTAAGCTTGTTTTACCTGCACCAGCCATACCATAAACCAAAACTTTTGCACCTTGGTTTTGTACTAGCTTTTCAGGCGTTACAATCCTACTAGTTAAATCGTTATTCATATATACCTCCTTTGATAAAAATATGTAACTTGCATATTATATACTATAATACTACAATATGTAAAACAAATTATTTTCAAACTGTAAGGAGGTTAAATGGAAAGTGTAATAGAGGACTTTGTTTGGATTGCTAATTACTATCATAGAGTAAATTCAATATCTAGACAAGAGTTAAGGAGATTAGAAGATATGGGTATAGAACCAAAATATAAAGATAGGAAGGTTGAAAAGATTACCTTATCTTCTTATATACAGTTTTTAGGCAAACAAAAAGCCGCTAAAGAATGGAATGTTTCTGAACATACTGTTGAGGCCTGGAGATACGGCCACAGACAACCATCAATTAAACAAGCTAAAAGAATCATAAAACTAACCGAAGGAAGATTAAACTTTGAAGGTATATATGGCGATATAGCAGAGTTACTGACAGAAGATTAAGTCAACATGTTTGATTTTAATCTGTCTGATGATGAGGCAGCGATAGATATTGCTCTAGCGTTTTATGATGAAGGTTATAACGTAGTACCGCTTCAAAGATCAAATAAAAAACCACCATCCTTTTTAAAAGGTTGGGAACAATATAAAAATGAAAGGCCTTGCCGTACAACTGTGCAAAACTGGTTTGCAGGGCAAGATAATTTAGTTGTTGCGTTAGTGTGCGGTAAGTTTATGGTAGTAGATGCTGACTCGCCAGAGGCTATGACTTGGGTTGAAGAAAACTTACCTACTTGCCCTTATAAAGTAAGAACAGGTAAGGGTATGCACTACTATTACAACAACCCAGAAAACTATACTACTTTTGCTACAAGAAGAACAAATGATACTCCAGTAGAAAGATTAATTGATTTAAGGGGTGTAGGTGGTTTAATAATTGCTCCTTACAACCGTCATGCGAACGGTCAAATGTATAAGCCTATACCCCTGCCTGGTTGGGATATTTATGATCATAAAGACTTACCTGACTTTACCGAAAAAGAGTTTGAAAAGATTACAGGTGTGCCTAAGCAAGATAGTGTGAAAAAAACAGCACCTTTTTCTCTTACAGGTGTAAACGAAGGATCACGTAACGATAATGCCGCACGTATTGCAGGGTATTTAATATCTAAAAATGTAAACCTAGACTTTGTTAAAATATTCTTACATAACTGGAACAAAGAAAACTCACCACCATTACCACAACAAGAAGTAGCTTCTGTTGTAGATAACGTCAAAAAGACACACGACAGAAAGAATCAACTTGCACCTTTGTTTGTGCAAACTAAAGAAGACATAAGACCGCCAGATGATTTATTTAATCCACCAGGTTTACTCAAAGACATGTTTAATTATTGTGAAGAGATTGCACAAGTATCTCAGCCAGAACTATCTCTCGTAGCCGCCTTATCATTAGCAAGTGTGACTTGCGGTAGGATCTTTAAAACTAACATGAATAACTTTTCTAGTTTGTATTTTATGTGTATAGCTAAGTCTGGACAGGGCAAGGAAAACATAAAAACCTTCGTTGAAGCTGTTTTGAATGCCTCTGAGCACGATAAATTGGTAGTTGGAGATGGATATACCTCTAGTGGTGCTGTTCACTCTGTACTTAAGATGAGGCCTACTCACGTAACTATAATGGATGAGTTTGGTAAAAGATTAGAAAGTATTAGCCAAGCAGGTAACACTAACAAAGAGGACGGTATACAAACTCTTATGGAAGCTTGGGGTAGGTGCCACGGTATCTTAAGGCCAGATAACTATTCTTTAATGGGTATCCAGGTTGAGGATCTTAAAGAAAAGATAATGAACCGTGTAACTCATAAGCCTGCAATAACTATGGTTGGTTTGTCAGTACCTAAGAACTTTTACAAAGCACTTAACTCTGGACGTATAGCAGATGGATTCCTAAATAGGTTTATGGTTATTGAATCTAAAGAACCTAGACGTGTATCCAATCTTAAGAAGATAAAGAAACCGCCATTAACATTAGTTAATTGGGTCAACTATATAAGAAGAGATAGAGGCGGTTTATCACAACCTATGGTCAATAATTCAGAATGTAATCTAGATCAAGAGGTTTTAAACTTTGATAGTGATTCAGAACAGTTACTACAAGAGTTTGCAAGTGAGATAGTCAAAAGACAAGACATACTTGAAAAAGATGGCCTAGAGCCACTTCTTAGCCGTTCTAAAGAGAAAGCTATGCGTTTAGCTCTAGTATGTGCCCTTGCATCAAATGCACAATCAAAGACGATTACACCAGATGTTACCAAGTGGGCGATTGATTACGTTAGATACTACGACATGCTCTTTATAGAAGCTTGTAGGGATAAGGTAGCAAGTTCTGCAACTGAGGCTAAGATTAAACAAGTATTGTCATATATAAGGTCTAGGGAGAGCGAGGGTATATCTAAAAGAGAGGTTGACCGTCACGAACTATTTAGAAGTATGAAGTCGCATGAGGTCAAAGAGATTATAGAAAGACTTAAAAACGCTGGAGAAATCCAGGAAATAGATATTAAAGTAGGGGGTAAAGGTAGACCAACCAAAAGGTTTGTTGCCGTTGATCCTACATTCTTTGAAGAATAGGAGGTAATTATGTTAAAAACACCAAGTTTTGAAACATTACAAGATAAGAAAAGAGAAGATAGGGTAGCAGGATTTATAGAGGGCTTATGGACAGTAAGTTGTCACAAACTACCAGTTAGTTACAGTATTGATTACTGGATAGAATCTGCCGATAAATGGTATTGGTGTGAGATCAAATGCCGTAGTTTTGCTAGTGATAAGTATGATACTTTTATACTATCTGCAAACAAACTACGTAAGGGAGCCTCTTTTGCAAAATCTACTGGCCACCCATTTATTATTGTATACGGTATGACAGATGGTATATGGATGCATGAATGGATGCCAGATTACAACTACGATATACGTATGAATATAAATGCTACACCTAATTATGATGAGGACAACGAACCTTACATACACATACCAAAAGAACATCTAACCTGTTTATCAGATGTACCGTTAGGTTTTGATAGGGATGAGATAGGGCTTATATAATAGGTCTTCTGAATAGACGTTCTGCAAATTCTATTCTTTCTTGCTCAGTTCTGCCAAGGGGATCTGATACTTGAACAGAAGATACTTGCGGCAAACTAATATTTACTTGTGGTGGACTAATTGATTGGGTTTGATTAATAATATCATCTATATTTACATCAGGTAACTTAGGGACATTTTCATCCATAAAA